TCGATCTCGTCTGTAGAAAGCCCCATAGTCCCACGATTCTCTATCACACGTATGTTTCTTTCTGTAACACTATTTTCTCCTATCGATGTTTTTCTAACTACAAGATTAAAATAGCCATAAAAGATACGTGCTACAGGCACTAGCCGATTATATTTAAGAATCCCCTGATTTTTCATGAATATCATTAATTTGGCAAGATAATTCTTATATTTACAGACATAATCTCGCTCTCTTACTATATTAAACTCCTCTAACTTTTTTATCAGTTCGAGTACAACACCCTTGTCATAGCTATCAAATAGTTTATAAAACTCATCCTCTATGTTTAATAAGTTATCAGTACCCTCATCAGAAACATTTGATAGTTCATCTTGAGAAGCATTTGGCAATTCCTCTTGAGAGACATTCGACAGCTCGCATTGAGAAGCATTTGGCAATTCTTCTTGAGAGACATTCGACAGCCCACATTGAGAAGCATTTGGCAATTCCTCTTGAGAGACATTCGACAGCCCACATTGAGAAGCATTTGGCAATTCCTCTTGAGAGACATTCGACAGCCCACATTGAGAAGCATTTGGCAATTCCTCTTGAGAGACATTCGACAGCTCGCATTGAGAAGCATTTGGCAGACCATCAAGGATATCACTTTCACTATAAACACATCTTTGTAGCCCTATCGTATCATAATGATGCTTAAGGAACTTTAGCCAATAACAAAAGAATGTACCGTGCTTTTTTTGGCAATTTACTAGGATATTCCACAGATTAATGTCATATCGTTCAAAAGCCTCTGTGACATCTGAGAAAAAAAACGGTATTACAAGTTTTTGAAATACTTGGTAATGAAAAATAGGGTGATTAAGTTGTATTTCATATAAACGCTGTAATATTTCCTCCGCATAGACCATTCTAGCCTTAGCATCCATTCCTAATAACCGAGATTTTATCGCATCTACATATTTTACACGTAATTTCTCACAATGTTGACCAACCGCAAAAGTTAAACCCAAATTCACACAAGCCTCATTCGATCTATTGTCCGAATCATCAGAGTATGCAATATCGTTATTGATATTATTATCAACAGAAACAAACAAATCTTTCCCATCAATGATTTTAGTTCTGGGGTCATAGATATACTCTTCCCCAAATTTATGTATAACATCTAGAATATCATCACAATACGATCTTACATTTTCCATAAAAATAATCAATTAGCAAGTTACTATCTGATTAAAAAATTCATGTCCTTTCAACTGTATAGCATTCTCCTTCTCCGAGATCTTAATATACTTCATGAATGAAGATTCCGTCTTGTGTCCCGTTATCTTCATTATACTAATGGGTGGCAATCCTGCTAAATAAGCATTCGTGGCAAAAGAACGCCGAGCCGTGTGACTCGTTACAAGATCATATTTAGGCTTCGTTTCAGCATAAGTTAAAGTACCTTTTGTTCTTTGCAATAAGATTGGCTCATTAATCTCAGCCTTCTTCGCAATCTCTTTGATATAATCATTAAATTTTTGATTTGAAGGAACACGAGGCAACTCATTATCATATTTCTGCAATATCTGCCGAACTATCGCATGCAAAGGGATAACTACAGTCCTACCGGTTTTCACAGTCTTTATAGTAATTACACTCTCTACATTATCAATATTATCAGAACTCAACAAAGACAAATCACTAAAACGTAATCCTGTACAGCAGCCTATCAAAAACAAATCCCGAACCCGATCCAATCGAGGTTCATCACTTAAGTCACACTTATAGATTTTCTTTAGCTCATCACTATTGAGGTAGACAGAATAGGTTTCCTCTTTAGGCTTACTAAAACGCTTCTTTTTGAAATCCATATTTGTATGTAGATTACGTTCATAAGCCTCATTCATAAACATTTTCAAATCCTTTATACGAGCACCAACCGTATTTGGAGAATAACCTTTATTCGTTAAATATTCAACAAATGACAAATAAAAATCCAAGTCTACATTCTCAAATTGTAACCTTTTCCCTGTTAATGCAATATACCCCTCAATCTCACGAGCTGTTTGCTTATACCCCTTCACAGTATTAGGTTTCTTATCAGTTTTCTCTATAAAGGATTTGACAAAACAAAGTAAATCCTTGACATCTCTATCCGGTTCTATCTCCTTGTAACCTTTAAATATCTTATCCAACTCCTTTGTTAGTAGCTCATTCGTTGGCTGGATACCGTCATTCTCCAACCGACGTAACACATCTTTAGCCGTAACTTCGATATTATCCAAAGCCGCTTTCAGTTCTCTATACTCACCAGCGTTCATCCGGTGATTCCTCGCTGTAGGAGCGATCGGAGCACCAACTTTCGTATCCCATCTTTCCGGCAAAATTGTCTCATTAGTATAATACTTCAACGGTAAGTACTTTTTCTTCCCATCGGGTAAAATAGTATATGCACCGTAATTCATCAGAAAAAAAATAGCGGTAGGCTTATCTGACTTCGGACGTGTCAAATAGAATTTTACTGTTGCCATAATATATCTGTTTATTGAACTTACGCAAATATAGACAATATTTTATCGACAAAACAAGGATGCGGTAAGAATTGCGGTAAGAAAAAATCTTCTTTTATTTATTTTCTCTTTACAAAAACGATATACAAAACACTCAAAAGTCAAGTATAACTCTCTATCTATTAATAAAATAAGATAAAAAGAAAGAAAGACAAAAGTAGTCTCGCCGGGAATCGAACCCGGATCTAAAGTTTAGGAAACTTCTAACCTAACTTTGAGTATCAGTCACTTGCGAGACTATTTCAATTTTTCGTAGAACTATAGTAGAACTTTTGCATTTTTGTTGAATACCCCTGCCTCTCCAAAAGAAGAATACAGGGGTACAATGCAACACCGATTTTCAGAATCGGTACTGCAAAGATATGACTTTTATTTCAAAGGACAAAGAAAAACCGGGCGCACTTCACAGCGAACCCGGCTCAGAACAAAAGTTCTACTCTATTACTAACACCTAATCATTTCTTTTTCCGTTTCTTCAATTCTATATATTCCGAATACACTATTTTGGTATGGGGATTGCTACTTACAACTTCTTGCCTAATAGCCTTTGTTCCCCATCGGAAAAACAACCATTGCTTAGGCACTCTATGCACTACTTGAAATAGGGTATCTACAGATTGTATGCGTAAATCCAGTTTCTTATCGGGCATGATTAAGCCATCAACATTTATCCACGGGTCTTTCCATCGTATCGCTTGGACTTTAAGATAGGATGTATCACGGTATATAATGCTATCCTTAACTATGGTTTGTACCTCCACCTCCGTTTTTGTTGCATTCGTGGAAGCCGCTTGTAACCTCTTTACTTTCAAGTCAAGTTCCTTAACGGTATTCGTCAAGTCGGCACAATGCTTTTCCACCTCAGACTTGGATAAAGTCAATGCCTGTACAGAAGCAGCGGATTTTCCGGATTCTGTTTGGTAAAATTCAATTTTCTCCAACAAGGCGGTTTGGTTGCCATCCAATCTTTCCTTTTCTGATTTCAACTTGGAACAATAAGCCCATAGCCCAAAGGTAGCCGCCATCAAAAGCCCACAGAGGGCGATTAATATCAAAAACGCTTTATTTCTCATATTCCTTGATGTATTGGATTATACCCTCTACGTGGGTGTTCACAATGTTTTGTTTCCCCTCCATAGATGTAAGGTAAGCAATATCTTCCTTGTTATCCATGAAGAAATTTTCCGTCAATACAGCCGGGCATTTCGTCTTGGAAAGGATGTAAAAATTTTCCTCCCAATCCGGGTCGCCATCCGAATAGTCACGCCTAATCTTTTGCCCGGTAATAAAGCAAGCGGCAGCATCATACATTCGGTTTGCCAATTCGTCAGCTTTCGTTTTGCCCTTAGTGGTATAGGCAGACCATCCACGGGCATTCATCCATTCGCCATTCCCGGCAGCATTGCAGTGGATGGAAACAAGCAACACGTTATTAGCTCCATATCGGGCGCAAATCTCGTTCACACGCCTTGCACGTTCAGCCAAAGGCACGTCCAAGTTCTCCTTAACAATGCGTTCCGCTACATAGCCACGTTTAGCCAGTTCACGCACGACTTCATCCGCAATTTCTCTTGTATAGGCATACTCCCTGAAAGTTCCATCCGGGCTGCGTTTACCTGGTGTATTTTCTCCATGCCCATTGTCTATAAGTATCTTCATTCTTGATTCAATTTATGGTAAAAATCTATTTTAATTCTGTCATATACCATTTGTACATTGGTATAAGCTCTGCCATTGTTCACCGTTTCCGCATAAACCTCTGACAACACACATTGCTCTACCCATTCAATCCATTCGGGCGAAGTGTAGCTTGACAATCGTTTCCCTCGATACGAATGTGCATCAAATCGGCTGTTTCTGTCCTCGTGCATATTCATAATCAAGGTGTGTACTTTCGCTTTCGTGGCTTCACGGTCTGCGATGTGGTTTTCTTCACGCACTTTCTTTATTATACGGCAAACCCTCTCAACGGCAAGGTCAAAGTAAATGCTTGATATGTTTTTTATCCGCAACTGCGTTTCGGGTCTTAACCCCTCTGCAATGTCAGTGAGCATATCATTTTGGGTTTTGGTTTCCGTCAGAAGTTCGGCTACCATAGACTGATTGCTTTTAATCATGTCGTTAATGATAGACTTGAACCACTTGAAACAAGCTACCATAAGTGCAGCCGCCAAACAGAGAAACACAGCGCACACTATCACCATAAAGCCAAAATCGCTTATGCCTTGTGCTACTTTCAAACTTTCTTCCATCATCGGTTTTTCTTATACTTGTTTCGCTTGTAATACTCAAAGTTATCCCTATCCTCCTGCGTGATTGGAGTATTCGGTGGAAAGAACTTAAACCCGTACATCGTTCCATAGCGTACCACTTTGATTACGGCACGAAATGGATATTTGCGCTTCGGGTCTAAAACAACATCTTTCAACTTCTTACTATCAGTATAGAAAGCGGATGCACCGATACCCTCGCCATAGGCGATTAGTGTTCTCGTTCCGTTCTCTGTCTGTCTTTCCTTACATCCCGTAAACACCGTGACCTCATTAATCACGGCATCTACTGAGGTGTATTCACAATCGAAAATATCTTCATTCAAGGATTCGGTTTCCTCAAAGTCCATTACCTCGTTCATAAGTCCATCGGTATATTATAGGTTTCACAATCGGCATCCACCATTTCACGGATAGCCAAACGGTCTTTCAAAAAGTTCTCATAGGGGGATTTCGCACTTTCGGCAAGCAATCCCAGCATGGCAGACTGATATTCGTTTACCAGCTTACTTTCTGTCTTAGCCGGG